GCGTGCCAAGATGGCTTGTGCGGCGAAGCAGATCTTCCCTGAGTTCGGATTTTATATCTTGCATCTCCGTTGCAATCTGGCCAATGATCTGGTCGCTTGCAGCAGCGGTTCGGGCTACGGCTACCTTTCTTGAAGGATAGCCTAAAAATATAACCAAAAACGGTTTGACAAGTTGGGGCTGGTAGGTTATCCTGCCAGCCCTAACTATTTATGAAGAAATACATCCAACTCAAACACGGCACAGCAATCATAGACGAACAAGACTTCGACAGAGTAAACCAATATAAATGGTATTCTTTCGACAATGATGGATCTGGCTCAAGATGTTATGCAGTGTGCAAAATCAGAGGAAAGACCGTTTATATGCATCGAATGGTCATGGGGGCACAAGACGGAGAATACGTCGATCATATTGATGGAAACGGACTAAATAACAGTAGATCAAATTTGAGATTTGCCACGCTGTCTCAAAATAACACGAATCAGAGAATACGTCCAGACAACACAAGCGGGCACAAGGGTATTAGCTGGTGTCCCGATAGAGAAAAGTATCAGGTATACGTCAATATTGACAGGAAGCGCAAATCGCTTGGTCGGTATCGGACGCTTGAGGAAGCCATCTATGTGCGGGATCAGGCCGTGAAAGAGCATTATGGCGAGTTTGCCCGCGAGAACACCTCCTTACCAGAAGAGGCACAAATAAAGCCCTACAGAAGCGTTCCAAGGACATTGAGAAGGACTGGCGGGAACAACTCGTCTGGTAAAACGGGGGTTACTAAATTAAAAGACCAATGGCGGGCGACCATCACAATTGATGGAAAAGTAAAATATATTGGAACATTTGCAGATCTTGAATCCGCTATAATTGCTCGCGAGAAAGCGGAACGTGAATATTTTCCAGAATACTTCAAGGATGCTGCTTGACTATTAGTTTAATCTAAACTAGTCTCAAATAACTAACTATATTAACTTTATGAAAATTCCCATCCCAACCGATTTTAGTCTCCCTGAAGATATCTCTGAGGGCGATTCCTTTGAAGAACTTTTTACCGTTCGCCTTGAGGGAGATTCCCTTGTCCCCACCATGATTGCTGGTGTCGAGATTGCGGCTGAAGAGGCCGAAGACGAAGACGAAATGGAGGACGAAGCCGCTGACGAAATGGAAGCCGCTGCTCCTATGGCTGGCATGGGCGAGCGTATCATGGGCATGGCTTAAAGGACGGAGACCATAGGCTATGGCCCTCCCTACTTTAGATGTGGTGTTTGCTTCGGCGGCGGATCTGCCACGAAGGATGATGCTTGCCAAGTGGCTTGTTGAAGAACTTGGAGAAATTCAGGCTCCTTCTAATGTTTTGGTTTCGGGCTTGGATGTGACAAATGCCAATGGATTGTATGTCCGAAATGGAGAAGAAAACGGAAAAGCTGCATATTTTTTAAATGGAACGAACACAAGTAATAGTCAGTCTTTTATTGTATGGAATGGGGATTTGTGGGCAATTGAAGAATTGGAATCTGGAACCATTTTTTCATCCAGTGAAGATGTTGCCTATCCTTGGCTTGTGACAAATTGGGGTTTTAGTGGATCAGAAGCAGTCATAGAATCTCCGTCACCAAGCCCGATATCCAACTACGTCACTCTCCCAGAACGCTATCTCTGGGCCAAGATCGCCGTAGCCGCAGGCGCACCGAAAGATGAGGCATTCTATATCAATGCACCTAAACAGTATGCGTGGAGTGATATCTACAATGCTGTTTCGGGGTCGAGCGCGGGCACTATCGACTGGGGAGAAAAGCAAGCTTTGGGGCATATTGCCGCCGCCTATCGCGGAGACACGGCCAACCCAGCAAACCTAGCCACCTATATTGACTGGCCTTGGCGCTATCAAGTGGCTTCAATTATCGATCACCTTCTAGGCAACTATAACGCTGTCATTGTTTCAGGTGCTGGAACTGCATCATCAGATGGAACATATGTTCTTTCTGGACAGCAGGCTGGAAAAGGAGTCTATGAAAAAGGATCATCTCAAATAGTTTGGAGCGGGGGTGTTTGGCTTATTGAAGATGTTGATTTCGGTGATTTTACATATCAGTCAAATGATGATACTCAATTTCCTTGGAATGCTAATTTTTTTACTCTTAATGGAGATGAGCCTGCCCCAACTTTAACCCCAACTAACGTGTAGCACTATGAGCGTAGAAGAAATACCAAGACGTAGGGGGATGGAGCGAGGAGTAAAGCTCACGATGAGCGAGTTGATTGCAGGCATCGCCCTGATGGTTACTTTGTTTTCGGCCCTCAATGGGTGGGTTGTTCTCCCAGAACAGATGCGGTCTATCCAAGCCAATGATGCTAAACAGGATGCGCGGATTGAAATGATTAATAAGGAAAACCAAGAGAGGTCCGAGACCCTAGCCCGCATTGACGAGCGTACAAAAAGAATCGAAGATTACTTGAAATCCAAGGGATTCTAGTCTAGCTTTAAATCTATGAAATCATTCTTTGCCACCCTTCTGGGTATTCCTTCCAAAATCTGGAGTTTCTACGCGCCTATCCTCAAAGAACTGTTTGTGGATGCGGCGTCCAGCCTCCTACCTCTCGCCTTGGACATTGTCCGCGAGTTGGCCGATACTAGCAAAACTGGCGCACAAAAGCGCGAGGCCGCTGTCAAAAAGCTCACCAGCGCAGCCATCCGCAATGGGATTGATGCCTCTGAATCTTTGATTCGTTTTACCATTGAATCGGCTGTCCAGCGTGTCAAAATCGAACAATGAAAGACAAACTTCTAGCATTCTTGGTTAGTAAGGCGGGCGGGGTTCTTACCCCTCTCATCGCCATGGCGGTAGCCGCTATTGTCTCCCGTCTTGCTATGGTTGATCCGAAGCTGGCCGAATCCGTTGATCAGGTCAGTCTCACAGGCTTCATTGTTGCCCTCCTTATCTCTGTCGTTAACTACATCACCAACGAAGTGAATGTCAGGGGGGTCAAAAAAATCCAAGCCTTGGTTAATACGGATGAGGATGGTGTAGCTGGACCTATTACCTTCATCGAAGTCCGCAGGGCTATTGAAGTCAAAAAGCCCGCAACCAAGCGTAAACGTAAGTGAAACCAATCAAAGATGAAGTCCTCAAAGCCATATTTACCAAAAAGCGCGAAGAAGATCGCAGAAGTTTCCTTGTCCGTTTATTCAGTTCCATCCGCTTCTGGGTCAAAGGGAAGCGGGGCGATGATGGAAAAACTTCCGTCACCATCGGAGTCCGAGGTGGAGCGGATTTCTAGGAATTGGGATATTGGCAGGCGTCAGTGCAAGTGGTAAAATGAATGGGTGAGTAGTCGGCCCCATGTTAAAGTTAATCCAGAAACTCTTTGGTTCTATCGGCTTCGATACTGGCCAAGCGCCGTCCTCACCGAGCTTGCCCTCCGAATCGCAAGAGAGCTTAAAGCCCGAACCGCCAAAAGAACCCAAGACCAAGCCCGCCCCGAAACAGAAGACCCCAAAGGCTCTTGAGAATCTAGCCAAGATTGCCCTATCCCAAGTCGGGGTGAAGGAGTCTGGCGGCAATAACAACGGGGCCAAGATCCGCAAGTACCAATCGGCAACCAGTCTGAAGCCAGCTTCATGGCCGTGGTGTGCGGCGTTTACGGGTTGGGTAATTCAAGAGTGGCTCAAGGACAAGGAGAATGCCGAGTGGCTTGGACTCAAGGTCATGACCCCAGAAAAGTGGAGGCCCAAGACCGCAGCAGCATTCGGGTATATCCAGTGGGCAAAGGGGCGTCCCGCAACCACCAAGGTTTTGTCTTCAAAAGCCAAGCCTCAAGTGGGGGACTTTGTTATCTTTGATTTTTCCCATATCGGGATTGTGGTCAAGGTTGGTGAAAAAAACTTTCAGTGCGTAGAGGGAAATACCAACGGTCGAGGAACGCGAGATTCTACCTCTGGTGACGGCGTGTGGCTCAAAACCAGAACATCTTCATTGGTAAGGAATTACGTTAGAATTAATCCATCAACAGCTAAATGAAAGAGCGCGACCAACCCCGCAAGAAAAAGATCTACCGCAAGCCCGAAAACAAAACTTGCCCCTATTGCGGATCGGAAAAGATTGAACAAACAGTGATTCGGCATGTCGGAGTAATCAAGACATGCAAGAATTGCCGCGAACAAATCGACTGATATGGCATCTCATGACCAGAGACTCCAGAAGATATTGGACAAACTATCTCGCGATTTGGTTGAATACTTTGATTCGGGCTTTGTCGTGGCCACTTTTCAGGACGGCACCGAAACCAAAAACGCCTTCCTCAAGTTTGGCAATGATTATGCCATCGAAGGCATTGTATCCAATATCCATGACATCCTCTATGGACAAGAAGAGGATGAAGACGACGACGATTTGGATGACGGAGATTTGAAGAAAGCAATCAAAGACACATAAACTACACACAATGGCCAATGGAACCCTATCCTTCACCCTTCCAGAAGAACAACAGGAGTTTGAAGATGCTTGCAAAGCAAGCGATTTTCGCTGTGTTCTTGGGCATTTTGATGACGAGCTTCGCTCTCATCTTAAGTATAATTCTCATCCCGATTGGGATGGGGCAACTATTGAAAAAGTTAGACAAGTTCTTTACAACTTGATTGCCGACTACGGCATCACCATCCACTAACTACACACAACCATGACTACAGTATATATCTGTGGCCCCATGAGGGGCTACCCAAAATTAAACCACCCTGCCTTTTTTGAAGCTGAAGAAGCCTTGCTCAAGGCGGGACATCAAGTAATCAATCCCGCAAGGATGGATCAGAATCTTGGGCTAGACCCCCACAACTCCCAAATGGACGGGAAGTTTATTGAGGAAGCCGCCAGACGGGATATTGATGC